TCCGTACATGGATCAGCATAGCATCGCAACGCAGATCGAGCTGAAGATGTGTGCCGGACTTGGGATCAACTGGAACAATCACAACCGCTGGGTGCAGAACGCCGGAGATGAAGTTGAGAGGCAATTGACAAGCGGTGTACCTATCGCGCGTATCACGAAAGAAGGATCGCGGTACTGGGCTGAGTTGCACTTGTTCGCAATGCGTGTGTCCGGCGAAAATTATTGCCATGAATTCTGGCTGCATGAGTGGATCAGGTCATTGCCATTTGATGGCTGTCCATGCGAGCAACATCTCAAGGATTTTCTGCGGAACAATCCGCCAGACTGGTCAGACTTTTTTGGTTGGAGCGTGATGCTTCACAATGCCGTGAATGATCGGATTGGTAGACCCGTGATCGAGGTCGAGGCAGCGAGAGAATTGTGGTTGAATAGGTCGTTCTAGTATCCGGCATTCCCCGTAGAGCCGCATAAACACTAGCTCAAAATAATTGTTGACGCTAAAGCGGCTTTGGTATAGATTCATACCTGTCAGTCAAACAACATACATATCAATACACCTATGAAACACGAAACAGCAGGACTCATCACCTACAGGTTAGAGCTTATTGCACAAGCTCTGAAAAAGCGCGGTATCCAGTACAAGTCCATAACTCGCGATGAGGATGGTTTTTACTTTATCGACGACAGGATGTTTGTGAATTGCGATCATGTTCTTGAGTTTGTACGCAACCAAAAATAATCACCAATACACACATCCATGAACGAAGAAATCAAAATTGAGAGACAGGAAGACGGAACATACACACTCAAGTTCCCGTTTGAGAACACTCCAAAGACGCACTTGATCGTCCGCAAAAAAACACTTAAGGAGGCTCTGGATTATATGTCGGGATACTTCAAAGCCATTGAGCGCAACGCCTAATACATCCATGAACAGCATCCAGATCTACCCCGCAGGTGGCAATATCTACGATCATCCATTTGCTCGCAAGAATCCAGACTGGGCATACCACACGCACGCCATGATCAACGGCAAATACGGATGCCGCATCTCCGGCGACTACCTCTGCCATGACACATCCCTAGAGGATCAGAACGGACTGCCTACCTGCCCTACCTGCCGCAAGAAAGTCATCAAGGCACGCAAATGAACATCGTCCAACGAATTAACTTTCTTAAATGGGCAGCAAGCCATCGTCTACCAGTCAAACGCTTTCCGGCATACGGTGAGCGTTTAGCCAAGCTCTGGATCAAATTTAATGTCAAATGAACGACAAGCCTGTACCACCTCACAAATTCCCTTTGCGGATAATTCGTCGCATCTGGCCTGAGCAGTTCCGGCCTACGCGAGATTTCCAAGAACTAGAAGATCAGTACCACGGGCATCAAAAGCCACTAGAACTAATTACAGGGGGAAACCTGACCCGTTCGCTAGATGCCTTGATAAAAAGCCGTTCTTGAGCCATCCTCGCGCTGCCATGAGCTTTCGTAAAATCACCACAGCCATGATAAATGGTAAACGCTGGCAAATCGGCTTTGGTTTTACTGGAAAGACCAATGGCAAGGTTGATCAGGGAGCCTGCCGTTATTATAGCCGCCGGATCGTAATCCAGCGCAGGATCAAGGGGCGCAAATGCTCGTTGATTGACGGGGCTATACACGAACTTCTTCATGCCGCAGTTCCCAGCCTGAAAGAAAGTGTTGTTGACGAATTCGGAGAGCTGTGTGGCAGGGTACTTCCCAAGCTGCTAGCCGCCGAGCCTGATGGAATCAGCATCCACAAGCCGTCCGGCAGGGCTAAAAAAAAGTGAAAAAAAATGCACTTTGGCTGTTGACTATACCAAAGCGGCTATGGTAATGTCTTCATATCAATCAACCCCATACATCAATGAATACACCTAAAAATCCAAACCGCAGAGTAACCTCCCTTGAAGACGGGATCGTATATCGCGCCTTGTCAAACGAATGCAGCATGGGCATCAGCTGGTCATACGGCATCAACAAAAATGGTGGCCTTGCTTTAACCAGTGGTGGATATTATCCCAACAGATGGATTTCCCAAAGCCATTACTGGATTGAATCGACAGATGAAAATTATTCCTCTTATTGCGATAAAGTAGAATCAGGACAAGAAGCAGCATCTAGTGCTTACGAATGGTGCGCCTCAAACGGATTCCCAGATTAATCACCAACCCAACCACCAACACACACATACATACAACCATGACATACGCAGAACACCAAGAATTCGCTCAGATCGAGCGCACCTGCGATGAGATCCGCAAGGATAACATCGAACTCCGTTACGAGATCCAGTCCTTGCACAAGGATCTCTGCCACATCCTGACGTTGAACACGCTGGGAAAAACACGCCAGATCGCTGATCTGTGCAACGCAATCATCTCTCAGGGTACACGCTAATGAAAGCCATCCGAGACCTGATCAACGGTAATTTGACTGACGCTAAGAAAGCAGCGCGCAACCGCTCATTCTTTTCCATCTACACAGCAGCAATGGACGAATACGGAATGACTGACAGAACTGCCGTCAATATGGCATCGTACCTCAAGGGAGACATCACTTGGCAGCAATATTGCCAAGAGAAACACGCGCTGACCTATGTCTCCTGACGCTATCGATTACATCAACTGGACGGCGGAAGCTATTTTCAAGATCGTCCTACCACTAGCAATCCCATTTGTCATCCTCAACTTCATCTACACACGCCGATAACATGAACCAACAAACTGCCAGCCTACTCAGCAACCTAGAAGCCCTGTTCACAAGCCAAGTCAAGATGGCTGAGGCACACGGCCTAGAAACACTGCCACACATAAGCACAGCGCGCGGACGCACTATCCTGCAAGAGATCAGGATTGCACGCGCAGCTAATAAACCTAAGAAAGATCCGGCTTACTTTTGCAGGCTCGACACAATTCATTGCAAATAATGCAATTAAATGTTGACTCCAGTACCAAACCGGCTACAGAAATAGTTATGCAAAATATAAACCCATACGATGCAGGCAAGAATGATATGCGCGAGCAGATCATCGCATTCATCTATACCAGATACGTCTATAATAAGACGTTTTTTGGTAAAGACAGCCAAGCCGCTCAGGAGATCCGTAGAATCATCGAAGACCTCCGAGAGGATCAAGCCATAGAACAGGAGAAGCAGAACAATACAGAAACGGCATCCGAATAAATGAATACCGTTACTTATCGTAGCAATCATTGTTACGATCCGCTTATACCTTATATATGGATTTTATTAGACAGGCTTGACAATAAAGGTTTATTAATACCTAAATTAAGACCTGCGGTTTTGCCGTCTAAACAATCATCAACCAAATAATTTATGAGTCGCGAACCTATTAATCATCCTGCATTTCCTGTGCCTGCCTATGCTGGCGATCCCAACAATGGCCCTGTGCGTCCTAATTCAGGAATGGGAATCCGCGACTACTTTGCTGCCGCCGCGCTTTCCGCGCTTGCTTCTGACAAGCAGGCCGGAGAGCCGGAGGTCGTAGCAGAAACCGCTTACGCATTTGCTGACGCAATGCTGGAGGAGCGTCATTATACCCCACGTAAATAAAACCATGTGGCATCATAATAAAAAGAATCCAATGATCACTACGCCAGCAAAAGCTCCGGCGCAGCCCAATCCAGTCAACGCAACAGCTAAGGCAAATCCTCAGACCAGCACCATTAAGATTGGCTCCCCTGAGATCCGCATCGGACTAGACGGCGCGACTACGCGCTCCGGCATGATCGGGAAAGATATGCTGAAGCCTACCGCTCCCAAGAAGACCACGATGAACACGACTGGATTCAAGAACATGGTAAAAATCCCTAAGAAACCAAAAATTAAGAATCTTTCTCTCATCAAAAAAAACAAAGTAGTCTAATCACCCAAATCCAACCCAACCAATAAACACCATGCCCGAAGATACAACCGCTCCTACGTCCGAAACATCCACCGTCACTCCCGATAACGTAATTCCACTGCCTGTGGATACGGCTACTTCACCAGATCTCTCCCCAGCCCCAGAGGTTGCATCGGATGCTTCCGAGACCCATGCTGCCTCACAGGAAGGCCAGAACGAAGATCCAGTTCAGGCAGCAATCAAAGGAATCGACCTCGATAAGATCACCAAGGATGACATCTTTGTGGACATCATCCATCAGAGCAAGCTACACGCCTTCCGCCTGATGGTAGGAGCCGCTCTCCTTGAGCAGCTAATCATTAAAGGACGCAACGAGGCCGCAGCCGAAGCACCTGCTACTGATGCCTCGCAAGCCGAAGCCTAAAGCGTTTCCGCCTGTTGATGACACGCTGATGAAGGCGAATAACAAATTCAATCGCGTTGCACACCCAGTGAAGGGTGCAGAGGTAGCCAAGATGCCTCGCACCCATGCCACCAGTGAGGCATCGGAGGATAGCAAGAGAAAGAATCCCCAGCGCATGGACATCCTGCGCCGTCACGCGCTATCATCCCGTCAGGACAATTCAAATACATAGAAATGGACACAAACATAAATACAGACTCACATAAGGTTGAAGGGATACTGGAGGAGGCAATCAGGGTGACCTCTGGCGACCGCCGGAGAGATTATGATCATCCTATCCCGAACCATGCTCGCATTGCAGAGCTGTGGAATGCATACCTAGAAATCCGTAAAGATCGCGAAGGTATAATCACGCCATACGATGCTGCGATTATGATGATCCTTCTCAAGATCGCACGCGCTGCTCACACGCCTACTCGCGACTCATTCGTTGACATCGCCGGATACGCACGCTGTGCCGCGCAGATCGCAGGACTGGAGAAATAATATGAAACCAAAGAATCCACACCTACAACGCCACATCCTGAAAACCGAGACGTATCATGAGCTTGCTAACAGCCGAATCCACAAGCACACCCGTAAAAAGCTCAACAGCAAGCTGGGCGGACTGGCGAAGGGCATGAAGCTGAAGAGCGATGAGTCAACCAATTCCTAAGAATCAATTCGGCAATGGTGCTGGCAAGGGAGACGCAGAGCGTCCCGTAGACCGTGCTGTGCTTCGTCAAAACCTATCACAAATCAAATGGCACGGCCTCTATGGCAAGCCAGCCCGTACCAAGGGCGCAAAGACAACCTATAGATACTAATGACAAATCTACCTGCCGAGGTGCGCGATTACCTCAAAGAAATCGGACGCAAGGGAGGATGCAGCAAGAGCGAAAAAAAGCTGGCTGCAATCGCAGAGAACGGAAAAAAAGGTGGCTGGCACGCGCAGAAGCGTAACCAGCCAAAACCTGCTGAAACCGCATAAATACAGGATCTACAGGCGATTTTTAGCCTGTTTTTAGCTGCCCAAAAATAACGCTCGACACCCATACCAAAGCCGTTAATAATCACCTCCAACACATCCATCCATCCATGAATCCCATCCTTCCTATTGTTCACCTGAACGGAACACTTCGCGAGTCCCTCTGCCTCGATTACGACAATGCTCGTATCGCGGTTGATGACGCGATCAAGGCCATCACCAATATCGAATTCAACGCCCGTGACTACGCTCGCGGAGACTGGAATTCGGCTGTAGCAGAGCGCAAGCAAATCTTCCAAAAGCTAGAAGAAGTTCGCGACTACTTGATGGCTCGCGCCATTCACCTTTCTTAGTCGGTAAACCCAAACACACACAACACACACATCAATGAACACCAAAATAAACTTCGCGCTAGTCGCAGCCATTGCAGAGTTTCGTAATGTCCAGAAGGACAAGACGAATCCTCACTTCAAGTCCAAGTTCACGTCTCTGGACGCGATCATCGACGCAACCCGTCCCATCCTCGCCAAGAACGGCCTAGCCATCGTGCAGCTGCCGGAGTACGACAGCGACAACCAGACCGCCGGAGTCGTCACCCGTGTCATTCACTCCTCCGGCGAGAGCATAGAGAGCAAGCTACTCCTGCCAGTCAAGAGCAACGATCCCATGGCCTGTGGCAGTGCCATCAGCTACAGCCGCCGCTACTCAATCAGCGCGGTGCTGATGATCTGCGCTGACGAAGACGATGATGGTGTCTCCGCCAGCACACCTACCAAAGCCGTAACGAAGCCCGTTATAGCCAAGCCTGTAATAAGCAAGCCAGCTCCGGCTACTGAGCTTCACGCAGACGACCTTACTGGTCGCCTATTCAAGGCGATGGATGACAATAAGCTCACCGAGTATGATGTCCGCGCATTCTGCGTCCACAAGGGAATGAAGAACGTGCCTGATTTTGTTGCAAACCTCAGCATACCTACCGTTAAGCGTTTGCTCGACGTAGTCCCTGAGATCATTGAGTTTAGCCTCAACAAGTAAACCTATGATCGACGAACGCGAAGACAAGATGAGCGGATCAGCCATGGCGAGCTATGCCGCCTGTCAGGGAAAGTACCAGCTGGAGCGTACCTGCCCAAGGAGCGAGTCAGGCCCTGCTGCAATTACTGGCAATCGTATCCACAAGTACCTAGCTGGAGAAACCATCGAGCTGACAGACGAAGAGCAGCACATTGCTGAAGGCTGCCTGATGGAGTACGGAGAAATACTAGCAACTCTTCGGCTGGGAACGCCGGACACCACAATCATCGAGACTCGTTACTGGTATAATGATGTCTGGAGCGGTCAGATTGACCTGATCCAGATCTGGGGAACGACTGCACTGATCATCGACTGGAAGAGTGGTCGCACTGGTACGGGTAATACCGCCGCCGAAAATCTTCAGCTGCGTGCCTATAGTGTTCTCGTAAAAAAGAACATCCCAGAGATAAAAGAAATCTACTGCGCCATCATCCAGCCTATGGCTGCATTACTTAGCATTGCTCACTACGATGAGTCTGACCTAGATGCCGCCGATAAGGAGATTGCACAGATCATCGACAACTCACGCAAGCCGGACGCGCCTCGCACGCCATCGCCGGATGCCTGCAAGTACTGCCGAGCCAAGGCTATCTGCCCAGAAGCAGCAGCCGTGACTCATGATCTAATAGTAGCACCTTCAGCGGTTCCTGCCCTGAGCAACGAGGCCATCGGAGACTTCCTAGAAAAAGCGGATGTCGTTGAAGGATTCATCGAAGCGTTGCGCGAGGAGGGCAAGAAAAGGCTCCTAGAGGGCCAAGAAATCGCCGGACGCAAGATACAGGCCGGACGTACCAGCCGGAGTATCGAGGCCGTAGAAGACCTCGTACCGCTCTTAAAGGACACTCTGGACACCGAAGAGATTCTAAAATGTTGCAAGGTCTCAGTGCCTCAACTAGAAAAGGCTTTCGCATCGAATGCAGGACTCAAACCCAAGGAGGCCAAGGCCGCTTTGGAGGCGAAACTGGAGTCGATCCTAGTCAGCAAGACTGGCGCGCCAATGATGGTGCGTGCGAAATAAGTAAACACCATACCAACACATCAGATGGATTCAAACGAACCAACATCAAAACAGTTATCAATCATCTCAGCAGTTGCCGGAGATGCTCTTGAGGAAATCACGGCGTTACTTGAAGACGTTAAGCCAATAATCGAGGACAAAGTTCAGTTTCTTATTGATGCTGACTTAATCGAGCCTGAGCATGGTGAAGACTATGTTCGCGCAGCCCTGCACGTTGCCATCGACTTTGCTCTGGAAGAAGAGCTTGTCGAGGATGACGACTGTGACGAGGACGATACCGAAGACTCCTGCTGCGCCTGCGGTCAGACCGTTAGCTAAGACGACCATGGCATACGAATACAAGGAAGGGAAAGGCACAGCCTTCCCTAATGACTACAAGACACTGGACACGCATCCTGACTTCAGGGGCAAGTTCATGTGGCAGGGAGAGCTACTGGAGATCAGCATCTGGGAAGGCGAGACGCAGGCAGGAGTCAAACGCCTGAGCCTCGTCATCCAAGAGCCTCGCCAGAAGTCTGATGCACTTCAGCGCGTTGTGACATCAGGCCCGAAGCCTGCTGCTGCCGCAAAGAAGTTCACACCACAGGACGACTCTGATATTCCATTTTAACCTATGTCCGCAGTAGTTTCAAAAAAAGGTGTTAAATCAAACGATAGGTTTGTTTGCGACGATTGCGGGGACGTAATCACAGGTGATCGTATCCTTAATGGAGAAATGGTTTACTACGCAAAGAAAGCCGATCTTAGTAATCCAAACAACAATACATATCGTTGCGCTGATTGCGCTGATGAGATTTGGGCTAACTACTAATGGAACCTATATCGTTCATCGTTCCCGTAACGCCAGCCTCCATGCAGGGGGCTGGCAAACGGGCGATGTGCATGGGTGGACGAGTAGTTTTCTTCAAAGAAAAACGCGCGAAGGACTGGATCAAGGTAGTTGGATTTTACGCTAATCCCCATGCACCCAAAAAGCCTATAGAAGGAGCTATCAAGATGACCGTGACCTTTGTAATGAAGCGTCCTGCATCTTTGAATGCAAAGAAGTTCACCACTGGACGCATACCATGCGCCAAGAGGCCGGACACCGACAACCTGTGCAAGTGCCTGACAGATTCCTTAATCGGATTCTGGGAGGACGATGCACAGATTACTGAGCTACACGCCAGTAAATGGTATGCAGCCAAAACAGAACAACCGAAGATCGTAATCACAATAGAATCAATAAATACAGATGAACGCACAAACTGAATTGGAGTTTCCTCCATTTGTCCCTGAGCCAGTAGGATGCAACATATCCAACAGGTTCAATAGGTTTCACCAAGCCAATCCAGAGGTTTATAATAACCTTGTCCGGCTAGCTCGCGACTTCCGGCGCAGGGCGCAGAATCACAACAGGCCAATGGGCATTGCAATGCTCTTTGAGGTGCTGAGGTGGAACTATTACCTTAGCGTAGACTTGGGAGAGGAAGACTTTAAGTTATCAAACGATTTTCGCGCACCCTATGCACGCCTGATCATGTCTCAGGAGGCAGATTTGAAGGATGCATTTAAGACAAAGACTTCAGTAGTTGATTAATATGAATGACCTACAAATTTTAGTAGGTGATTGCAGGGAAACCTTAAAGCAATTGCCAGATCAATGTGTCCAAACTTGCATCACATCTCCTCCCTACTTTGGGTTAAGAGACTATGGGAATGATGGGCAGATAGGGTTAGAGCAAACTCCACAGGAATTTGTTGAACAACTTGTATCCGTATTCCGAGAAGTGAAGCGTGTACTTAAAGATGATGGAACTCTTTGGCTTAATCTTGGTGATAGCTATTCAAATTTCAAAGATCAATCTGATAGACATCAAACTTTAGCAGGGAAAAGCAGCGATGAGCCTCATTCTGGAAAAGCGGCAAATAGAAATGGTAAGGTTTTATCCCAATGTGGATTAAAAAACAAAGACCTTATTGGAATACCTTGGATGGTAGCATTTGCACTACGAGCAGATGGATGGTATCTGCGTCAGGACATTATCTGGCACAAGCCAAACCCTATGCCAGAGAGTGTAGAGGATCGTTGCACCAAGTCGCATGAGTACATTTTTTTAATGAGCAAATCACCAAAGTATTATTTTGATAACGAATCTATAAAAGAAAGGGCTGTAAGCGAAAACAAACCAAGACCATTTGGAGCAAAACAGCAAAATGGAACATTCAGAAATGATGTTGGAAATATATTTGAAGACGATGGGACAATAAACAAAAGAGATGTATGGTCTGTAAATGTTCAGCCATATAAAGGTTCTCACTTTGCCACATTCCCAGAGTATTTGATCCAGCCCTGTATCCTTGCAGGAAGCAAGTCAAGAGACATCGTTCTTGATCCATTTGGAGGTTCTGGAACAACTGGAAAAGTTGCTTTGGAATATGGTCGCAAAGCAATTCTTTGCGAGCTTAATCCAGAGTATGTGAAGATAATTAACGAAAGAACTAATGTAACAAAAGGATTTGAATTTTAATGAAAGCCAACATCCAAAAAAAATGTACAGTGAAGCTAAAAGATGGACGCTGCTTTAAGGCGTACATCACTGGCAAAGCCAGAGGTCATAAGATAAACATCACAAGCAAAGAGTACGGCGACATGATCGTAGACTCCAGAGAGGTTAAAAACTAATGAACCTAAGAGACCTTTATACCAAACAGCAGATCGACGCAGACAGATTAACCAACCAACTAATAGCAGCCAAATTTATGAACACAGGAACCACATACAAGACACAGAAGCCTTTACAGGCGGACATCACCGACAGCAGACCTTTCTACATGGTCGTCCGGCTAGGTAGCAACGGATACCAGAAGGAAGACGCATCGCCTACAGTTCGATATGACGACGAGCTGGAGGCCAGACAGGAAGCAGAACGCCTAGCTACAAAACACCCAAACCATCCGCGCGGATTTGCAGTCGTGAAAGCAATTGCAATCGTTAAAGGGGAAGTCACAATCTCTGGAATCAATCTATTCTAATGAAACTATACGACCGATTCAAAGCATGGTACGCCACTGAAGGCGTGCGAACTATCATCGACCAGAGCGAAGGCAAGCACTGGCACGAAGAATACCAGAAGGTGGCATATCAGGCCGGATGGAAGGCTGGAATGGCTCATGCTTGCGAGATCGTTGACAAGCTTGACAGGGAATTAAAGAAAGACTGATGACCTGCGCCAAAGCCAAGGTAGCCTGTGCTATCGTATCAACTGATGGTCAGGTCTTCATGGGCCGGAATGATTGCGATAACCCGCAGTCAACCTGCCCACGGGAGGATGGTGAAGGATACGACAAGTGCAAATCAATCTGTCAGCAGCAAGGACACGCAGAGATCATGGCACTGAAAGCTGCCGGATCAAAAGCTAGAGGAGGAAGGGCATATCTTTGGGGTCACACTCACTATTGCCACGCCTGTGAGAATGCATTACTTTCAGCAGGCGTTAAGTCACTTTCATTAATCAATAAAACGATTGCACGTTAAAAATATATTTGATACAAATTTTTCAGGCCGTGAAAAGCCTAATAAAAATGAAAACAATTTTAGCCCCAGTTTCTTTACGAGCCGTGTCATTTCGGCAATTTTCACCGTATGGAGGCTGGGGCTTGTTTTTTAATTAGTTATGAAAAAATGTTACTTGGACACAAACCCATTTTATTTAGATGGATGGAAATTGGACTGTTCTTATGCTCCCATAAGGCATAGGGCATTTTTACCTGCAAAAGCTGGCTTGTACTCAATTACAATGTACGATGAAATAAATAAATTTCATAAAATAATTTACATAGGACTTTCACAAAATCTACTTAAAAGGTTAAAAATTCACACTCATAAAGTTATTAATGTTTTGTTAAAGAAATACGGATTTTGTGATGTATGGTTTAAAGAATTTAATGCAAGCCAATCGGAACTTATGGATCTTGAAACCAAGCTAATTAATAAATATAATCCAAGTTTTAATGTACGTCAAAAATTACGATACTTGTGAATTATTACAAAAGACATATTGGCGATTACGCTAAGAAGGCCGGAAAACTTACCATGCTACAGCACGGTGCGTACACGCTTCTTTTGGATGCGTGTTATGACCGTGAACGAATCCCTACGCTTGAAGAGGCTTTAGAGTGGTCATGGGCAACATCTCAAGATGAAATTGATGCCGTAAAATTTGTACATACGAAATATTTCCCTAAAAACGAGAATGGCGAACATATTCATAATCGCGTCTTGGAAGAGATTTTGTCGTATAAATCTATCTCAGAAACCAACAAACGCATAGCAATCGAACGCGAGCAAAAGAGAAAAGGCACGAAGCGTGTACACGACGTTCACGAAGCTCCACCTAACCATAAACCAATAACCACTAACCATAAACCAGATAAGAAAGAGGTCGCTGACGCTCCCGTTTTGATTCCAGAGACATTGGACAATCCTGAATTTTCAGCCAAGTGGCAGGAATACATCAACTACAGGAAGGCCAACCGCATGAAGTCACTCCAGAAGAAGAGCGTCGAATCCCAATTCGCCAAGTTCAACGAGTGGGGATTGCACGAATCCATCGAGGCAATCAATACCAGCATCAGGAACGGATGGCAGGGAATCTTTTGGCCTAAGACCGCATCTGCCGGACGCAAGCAATCATCACCATCAGAGTTTGACCAAGCATTCTAACCATAAATATGACATCTAAAATTTGCACAGATTGTGGTAGCAACTTCGATGCCGAGGACATCTTCATGGGTGAACGCCTCCTCTGGAGCATGAGCACCTGTGATCTCTGTAACGAGAAAGCAGTAGTGGCTCAGGCCGAGGAGGAACGCCTAAAGCGTCAGGAAGCCCGTAAAACGCAGTTTTGGTGTGATGTGCCTCCGTTGTACCAAGACACCCAGGAAAGTCGTTTACAGCCAATCCTCGTCGCTGCAATCAACGCATGGGAGTACAACCCGAAAGGACTTGGATTTATTGGCAAGTCAGGCGCAGGCAAAACCAGAGCTGCCGTCCTACTCCTCCAGCGCATAGCTATGGAAGG